CAGATCATCAGAGCGTAGGAGATGACACAATTTGAACATCAACTCTCAGGATGTCTCTAAAGCAGAGGATCTCTTAGAAACAGCTAAAAAAGACATAGTTGCATTTGGGAAGCTATTTCTACCAGATGATTTCTGCAGATCAGAGACTCCATGGTTTCATTATCAAATTGTAGATGCAATAGATGATATGGACGGGGATCTACATAAACATCGCAATCTTGCAATTATTATGCCTAGAGGACATGGAAAGACTGTTCTAACGAAAGCAGATATTATACGCTCATTTTGTTTTGCAGAAGAGCCACTGTTTTATGGCTGGGTATCAGCTACACAAAAACTTGCAGTCGGCAATATGGATTATGTTAAAACTCATTTAGAATATAACGAAAAAATTAAATATTACTTTGGCAATATGAAAGGAAGAAAATGGACAGAACAAGATATAGAGCTCAAAAATGGGTGTAAGCTCATATCTAAGTCGAATATATCGGGTATTCGTGGCGGAGCTAAACTCCACAAAAGATACGATCTCGTGGTACTTGATGACTTCGAGGATGAGAATAACACACTTACTTCGGAGTCTAGGTCAAAAAACGCGAACATGGTTACTGCTGTTGTTGCTCCCGCTTTGGAGCCTCACGACGGTCGTCTTCGCATTAACGGTACACCTGTCCATTATGACTCTTTTATCAATAATCTCATTGTTAACTATGAAAAAGCTCAGAGCGAAGGTAAGGAATTTTCTTGGAAAGTAATGCTATATAAGGCAGTACATGAAGACGGAAACGCCCTATGGCATAGCTGGTTCCCACTTACCAAACTAACTGAAAAGAAGAAATTTTATGTAGACTCAGGCAAGCCTCATAAGTTCTATCAGGAATATATGATGGAGGTTCAATCTGCTGAGGACTCTATTTTTAATATGAGGCACGTCAAATACTGGGAAGGATTCTATAAGTTTGACGATAATGAGATGGCGGGGTATATCTATAACGATGGAGAAAAAATACCAGTCAATATATTTGCAGGTGTTGATCCAGCCACAGACTCAGAGAGAAGAGATAGCGATTATAGTGTTATTATGGTAGTTGCCTGTGATATTAATGCAAATGTCTATGTATTGGACTATATTAGACGTAGATCCTTGCCAGTTCTTGGAATACCAGGCGAAGACAAGAAAGGCATAGTGGATTATATGTTTGAACTTAACGAAAAGTATAATCCGATATTATTTACGGTTGAGGATACAACCATGTCCAAACCAATATTTCAAGCACTTAGAAGCGAGATGAGAAGAAAGAATGACTTTAGTCTAAGGTTCAAGGAAGAAAAACCAGGAACCAAACAAAGCAAGTTAGATAGAATACAAGAAGTTTTAGCTCAAAGAATGTCTATTGGTGCGGTGAGGATACGCGATTCCCACTACGATCTCCAGCATGAAATCCTCACTTTTGGCAAAAGAATGGCTCACGACGATACGATAGACGCGCTCGCCTATGCAGTCAAATATTCTCATCCACCAAATGGCACAAAAAACCAATCAGGAGATTGGATTAAAAAAACTTTAAACAGTCCAAAAAGCTGGGTACTAGCTTAAAGGAGATATAATGGCAAGAAAGACAGCAAGAACAAAGGCAGACAGAGTTCGCGATTTATATGTTAATCTAAATGGCGTGAGCCGTCAGCGCTGGGAAAGCGTTAATCAGCAGGGTCATAATTTCTATTTAGACAATCAATTAAGTCAGGATGAGCATGAAACCCTAGAAAGACAGGGCATGCCGACATTTACGATAAACCGTATTATCCCAATTGTAGAGATGCTGAACTTTTATGTTACTGCCAATCAACCACGCTGGCAGGCTATTGGAACAGAGGGCTCAGATGTTGATGTGGCTACTGTTCATGCTGATATTGCTGATTATATATGGTATGAAAGTGATGGGCAAAGCAAATTCAGTCAGGTTATTAATGACGGCATTACTAAGAGTGTTGGATATTTTAAGGTTTATGTAGACGCGCACGCAGATCACGGACTTGGCGAAGTCATGGTGGATACAATAGAACCTTTTGATATATTTATTGATCCAAAGAGTAGAGATATATTTTATCGTGATGCTGCTTATATCATGGTGCACAAGATAATGCCTCAGTCACACCTTGAGAAAGTATTTCCAGAATATGCAAATAAGATTAAAAAAGCAAATGCGTCTGATACAGGTAATTTTAGCTACAGTCAAAAAGCAGAGGGCAGTGATTTTCAGTATAAAGAAATTGAAGATGAAACATTTGATTATTTTGGGGATGAAGACCGTAAGCTTGATTATTACGAGCTATATGAGAAGGTTAAATTACCATACATGAATGTATTTTATAGAATTGAGCCATCACCAGAAGAAATTAGCGAGATTAGGGCACAAGTTGATGTTGAGATGGAAGCAATAGAGAAAGAGATGAATGTTAAAGCTCAAGAAACTATTGTACAACTAAATGCTCAATTAGAGGCGG